TAAAACGGGAGGTGAAAGCGAATGGCAGGTAGAGGTAGACCGCCAAAACCGACAGCTATAAAAGAGCTTGAAGGTAATCCTGGCAAAAGACCATTAAATAAAAACGAACCAAAACCAAAGAAAATAGCACCAAAATGTCCATCATGGTTACTTCCTGATGCAAAGAAGGAATGGCGCAGGCTATCTAAGGAACTAGAAGCCATGGGACTGCTTACTGGGGTGGATATGGCTGCCTTCGCTGGATACTGCCAAGCCTATGCAAGATGGAAGGAAGCAGAGGAGTTTATTTCAAAGCACGGTTCTATTTTAAAAACCGCTTCAGGATATATTCAGCAAATTCCTCAAGTATCCATTGCTCAGCAAAATCTAAAACAAATGAGAAACTTCTGCTCTGAATTAGGCCTTACTCCATCGGCTAGAAGTAGACTCAATATCACGAATGAAGGTGGAGTTATAGAAGGAGATGCCATGGAAGAACTATTAGCCGGAGTTCCAAAGGCAGAAGACATTATGGATTTAGATTCAAAGGATTAAAGGAAGGAGGAGATAGCCATGCCATTTAGCGAGGCTCATGCGAACCATGCCATCAACTTTATACAGCAGTTAAAGCTTACAAAAGGAAAATGGGCAGGGAAACCCTTTATCCTCTTACCTTGGGAGAGAGATTTAGTAAGCAGACTATTTGGCACTTTAAGAGAGGATGGAACAAGACAGTACCGAACCGCCTATGTGGAGATAGGAAAGAAAAATGGGAAGTCAGAACTTGGAGCTGCAATTGCCCTGTACATGCTTTTAGCCGATGGTGAACCCAATGCGGAAGTTTATGTAGCAGCCTGTGACAGGCAGCAGGCCAGTATTATTTTTAATACCAGTATGAACTTTGTTGAAGGAAATAGAACATTATCGAAAGTAACCAATACCATCCGATCAACAAAGAGAATTGTATATCCTAAAACAGGAAGCTTCTATCAAGTACTAAGCTCCGATGTAAAAAGTAAATCTGGTATTAATGCCTCCTGTGTTATCTTAGATGAGATATGGACCTATCCAAATCCGGACCTTGCTAAGATGCTTACAACTGGTTCTGGTGATGCTAGAACTCAACCTTTATTTTTATATCTAACAACAGCAGGAAATAAACTCTCCGGCTATGGGTGGGAAATGCACTGTAAGGCAAAAGATATTTTAGAAGGTAGAAAAGTGGATCCGACCTTTTTATCCATCATCTATGGACTTGAAGATGATGCAGATATTGAAGATGAAAATAACTGGTATAAGGCCAATCCTAGTCTTGGCCATACCATTTCTATAGATAGAGTGAGAGAACATTATAATCAGGTAAAGGATGATCCGGCAGATTTAGCTTTGTTTAAACAACTAAGATTAAATATGTGGTTAAAGCAAGAAATCAAATGGATGCCTATGGATAAGTGGGATTTATGTAACTTTAATGTAGATCCAGAAGAACTAAAGGGTAGGGTATGCTACGGAGGACTGGACCTTTCCTCTACCAGTGATATCACTGCCTTTGTTTTAGTTTTTCCACCGGAGGATGAAGAAGATAAATATCAGGTACTTCCATTCTTTTGGCTTCCTGAAGAAACCCTACCTCAAAGAGTGAAAAGGGATTCTGTTCCCTATGATATTTGGAACCGACAAGGGCTTCTTAATTTGACAGAAGGAAATGTGGTCCACTATGGATTTATTGAGAAGTTTATAGAAAAGCTGGGTGAAGAGTATAACATACGAGAAATTGTTTATGACAGATGGGGAGCAACTCAGATGAGCCAGAACTTAGAGGGGATGGGTTTTACTGTAGTTCCTTTTGGACAAGGATTTAAGGATATGTCACCGCCAACGAAGGAACTTATGAGACTTGTTTTAAGTAAGAAGATTGCCCATGGAGGACATCCGGTTCTAAGATGGATGGCAGATAATATCGTTATTCGAACAGACCCTGCAGGAAATATCAAAGTGGATAAAGAGAAATCTTCTGAGAAAATCGATGGTATTGTGGCCTTAATTATGGGACTTGCAAGGGCAATGGTTAATCCAACTGATGAGGGAAGTTCCATTTACGATAGAAGAGATATGATTATTTTGGGTTAGGGAGGAGCTAAGATGGCAGATGATTTTGATGTAATTAATAAGCCTAAACATTATGCTGACTCAAAGATTGAAGTTATTGATTATATAGAAGATAAAAAACTTGGGTACTGCCTTGGCAATGTAATCAAATACGTTTCAAGGGCAGGNAAGAAAGATCCAACTAAAGAGGTAGAAGATTTGAGAAAAGCTATGTGGTACCTTGAGANAAGGATTTTGGANTTNACANAGATTACAGGAGTAGAAAAACAGACTTCACTAAGAAGGGAGTGATGAAATTCTATGGCTAACATATTTGGACGATTATTTAAATCAAGAGATAAACCAAAGGATAGGGTAAGTCAGGCACCAGCCTTTTATATGGGGCAAAGTATATCAGGAAAAGTAGTAAATGAAAGAAGTTCCATGCAGACTACAGCTGTATTTGCCTGTGTTAGAATTATTGCAGAAACCGTAGCTTCCCTTCCTCTTCACACCTATAAGTATGTTGGGGATGGAAAGGAAAAAGTATATAGCCATCCTCTATATAAACTGCTACATGATGAGCCAAATAAAGAGATGACTTCCTTTACCTTAAGAGAAACCATGATGACCCATCTCCTTTTATGGGGAAATGCCTACTGTCAAATCATTAGAAATGGTAGGGGAGAAGTCTTAGGTTTATATCCACTACTTCCTGATAAAATGATGGTGGATCGGGATAAAAACGGAGAAATTTATTATGCCTATCAAAAGGAAGGATTAATCTATTATCTTGGCCCAGATGAAGTCCTTCATATTCCAGGACTAGGTTTTGATGGGGTTATGGGATATTCTCCGGTGGCCCTAGCTAAAAATGCCATCGGTTTAAATATAGCGGCAGAAGAATATGGCGGCAGGTTCTTTGCCAATAATGCAACACCGAGTGGAATTCTTTCTACCTCAGGAACCATAAAGGATCCCACAAAGGTAAGAGATGCATGGCAGGCTGCCTATGGTGGAACTTCTAACAGCAACAAGGTAGCAGTTTTAGAGGATGGACTAACTTATCAGCCCATTAGTATGCCAAACTCTGATGCTCAGTTTTTAGAAACTAGAAAGTTCCAGATTGAAGAAATATGCCGTATCTTTCAAGTGCCGCCTCATATGGTAGCAGATCTGAGTAAGAGTTCCTTTAGTAACATAGAAAACCAATCCATTAGTTTTGTGGTCCACACCATAAGACCTTGGTTAGTTCGAATCGAGCAGGCCATGAATAGAAAGCTATTTAAGGAAAGTGAAAAAGGAAACTACTTTGTATCTTTTAATGCTTCAGCACTTATGAGAGGAGATTACAAATCCCGTATGGATGGCTATTCCATTGGCATTCAAAATGGCTTCTTCTCGGTTAATGATGTAAGGCGCATGGAAAACCTAGATCCTATTTCAGCAGAGGAAGGTGGAGATTTATATTTAACTAATGGAAACATGCTACCGCTTAAAATGGCAGGAGCTTATGCTAAGAAAGCACTAAAAGAAAGTGAAAGCTCAGAAGGAGAGGTAGAAGAAAACTGATTGTTGACAAAATGTTGATTAAATTGTGGATAAGTACAAAAAGAATATTTAAGTTGTGGAGCATCTCAAAGAATGAGGTGTTTTTTTAATGCTTAAAAAGGAGGTTTAGTAGATGGATAAGTTTTGGCGCTTCGTAGTCAACGAAGTAGATGAAAGATCTGTAAGAACCCTTTATTTAGAAGGGTACATTGCAGAAGACTCCTGGTTTGATGATGACATTACTCCAAAACAATTTAAATCTGATCTATATGGTAATGGCCTTTCTGATGACATTATCGTAAAGATCCATTCGCCAGGTGGAGACTGTTTTGCTGCAGCTCAAATTTATAACATGCTAAAGGAGTATCCAGGAAAGGTAAGTGTTCGTGTAGATGGGTTAGCAGCTAGTGCTGCTTCAGTTATTGCCATGGCAGGTGATGAGGTGTGTGTATCTCCTTTATCTGTGATCATGATCCATAACCCAGCCATGTTAGTAGCTGGTGAGGTAGCAGATCTTCAGGTTGGAATTAATCTTTTAAGTGAAGTAAAGGAAAGTATCATCAATGCTTACCAATCAAAGACGGGTCTTTCAAGAGCAAAGATTGCCCATATGATGGATGCAGAAACCTGGATGAGTGCACATAAGGCTATTGAGCTTAAGTTTGCAGACAAAATTCTTTACGAGGAAGAGAAGGTAGAGGATGAAAGTGGAGGCTTTATCTTTGATAAGCTTACGGTTACCAATACCCTGCTTCACAAGCTTCCAAATATCAGAAATAAAAGGCAACAGGCTGTGGCTAATTTGGGGAAAGAAACACACCAAAAACAAGTAACAGAAAACCAAATACCAGTAAACCAGCTTCAAAGAAGACTGGAACTAATAAAAAATTGGAGGTAATAAGTATGAGTAGAATTCAAGGATTAAGAGAAAAAAGAGCAACAGTGTGGGAGCAGGCTAAGAAATTTTTAGATGAACATCGCCAAGAAAATGGCCTTATTTCACCGGAAGATAACGCAGTATATGAAAAGATGGAACAAGAAGTAATTGACCTTGGAAAAGAAGTAGAAAGGCTAGAAAGACAAGAAATGCTAGATAGAGAATTATCTGCAGCTATTTCAAAACCTTTAACTACTCGTCCAGAAAAACAAGCTGAAGCAAAGAAAGGTAGAGCTTCCGATGAGTATAAAAAGGCCTTCTGGGGAGCCATGAGAAACAGAGTAAATCCTTCTGTTGAAAATGCCCTACACATTGGAGAGGATACAGAGGGTGGATACTTAGTTCCTGATGAGTATGAACAGCAATTGATTCAGGCTCTAGAAGAGGTTAATGTTTTAAGAAAGATTTGTAATGTGATCAACACAAGCTATGGAGATAGAAAAATTCCAGTAGTTGCAAGCCATGGAAGTGCAACCTGGATGGATGAGGAAAGTGCATTTACTGAAAGCGATGAAACATTTACTCAAGTAACACTATCGGCATATAAAGTAGGAACCATTTTAAAGGTATCTGATGAACTATTAAATGATGCCTTTTTTAATTTGGAAAGATATATTGCAGCTGAGTTTGCTAGAAGAATTGGAGTAGCTGAAGAAGAAGCATTCCTTTTAGGAAACGGTAGCAGTAAACCAACAGGACTTTTAAATACTACCGGTGGAGCAGAAATTGGTGTTACTGCTGCAAGNCCAACAGCTATTACGATGGATGAGGTAATTGATNTATACCATAGCCTTAANGCACCATATAGAAAAAATGCTTCCTTTGTAATTAACGATGGAACTATTAAAGCCATTAGGAAGCTGAAGGATGGCCAAGGTCAATATTTATGGCAACCATCAGTAACCGTTGGAACACCAGATACTATTCTACATCGCCCAGTAATCACATCGCAATTTATGCCAACAGCAGGATCAGGAGCAAAGACCGTTTTATTTGGTGACTTTAGTTACTATTGGATTGCCGATAGACAAGGCAGGACCTTTAAGAGACTAAACGAGCTTTATGCAGCTAATGGCCAAGTAGGGTTCTTGGCTTCTCAAAGACTAGATGGAAAGTTAATTCTTCCAGAAGCAGTGAAGGCTCTTCAACAAAAGGCATAATGAAAGTTTAGGCAGTCATAATGGCTGCCTATCTTACTTTAATTAGGGAGGTTAAAACCATGTCATATAACACAAAGAATTACACTGAACAGGGTGGAGATAGAACGGTAATTGGTGGAGAACTAAATATCACAACAGGAGGAAAGCTTAACTTTGATGATGTAGAAGTTACTCCGGCAGCTTATCAGGCAGACAGTGTTGCTGCAGATATAGAAGGACTTGTAGCAGATTTTAATGCCTTGCTTTCTAAACTAAGAACTTCAGGGTTAATGAGAAGTGAGTAATATGAGCACTTTACTTGATAAAGTTAAAGCCAATCTCATCTTAAGCCATGATGAAGATAATACCCTCATAGAAGACTATATAGCGGCAGCCATTTCTTATGCAGAGAGCTTTCAACATTTATCCGTGGGCTATTACAGTGAATATCCAATGTCACCGGCTACAGAGCAGGGAATTATTATGCTAGCCTCTCATTTTTATGAAAGTAGAGATGGCTCTACCGGTGGCTACTTTGGTGATAATGTTGGAGCTTCAAAACAGGTATGGGATACTGTACATCTTCTTCTTCGTATGGGGAAGGAGTGGAAGGTCTAAGGAGGTAAGCCATGAAGAAAGATAAGAAAAAGTATCTTAGAAGGCAGAAGCGTTGCTATAAAAAAGGAAGGCTTAAAAATAGAAAGAGAAGTTCAAAAAAGAGGAAAATGTATGATGATTTAA